AGCGCATCAAGACGGATGCTGCTCTATTAAGCCTATTTGTCGCAGATGTTACACAGGATATCTATAAGGACGCTCATGCGATGGTCCTTCCTGTTGAATACTCTGTCAACCGATACCAAATCACGAATGAGAAAGACTTTGACCAGGATGCCAAGCCAAGCATGCATCCATTTGGATCTTCAATTATTAACCCTGCCTTTGCACCTGACAACACGAAAGGTAATGAGATAGAGATGATAAATGAAAGAGTAATCAAAGTTGCCACGAAGGACATGGTTGCCCCTCAATGGCTCGTGCGCTTCATGAGAGATTATGTTGCATATATGGTCCCTAATCCGCAGACTTTAGTCCCGGTGGACCTAGAGGAGGTCTTTAATAGACAGCCTCGCCCAATGCAACAAGCTATCTTGAATGCCGCTGAGCTTTCGGGTGAACATGAGGAAATCAAAAAGATCAAGTCATTCATGAAGAAAGAAGCTGGAGGGCTCTGCCCCAGGCCTATTTCTACCGTGGAAGGCACGACCAAACGTGATTACTCTTCGTATATGTATGCCTTTAAAGAGGGCGTCATGAAACTCAAGAAATGGTATGTGTTCGGTAACAACTTAAATGCGATTGGTGAAAAAGTTGCTGACATTCTCAGCGATGCTTCGAAAGCCGTTATGGGAGACTTTAGTCGGATGGATGGGCGGACTGGAAACCTCGTCAGGGAACTTGAGCGGATGTTGCTTATGCGCGCGTTCAACTCAAAGTACCACGAGGAAGTACTACGTCTGCATGCCCTGCATTACAACAGAAAAGCCGTTACAACACATGGGGTCGTTTACGAAACCTTGATGTCTAGGCTTTCTGGAGGGGCTGACACCTCTGACTTCAATACTGATACTACTGGATTTGTGGCATACGTAGCCGCTAGACTTCAGGGCGCAAGCACATCTAAACCCAACACTTCCAAAGTTGCCGAGGATTTTCTCGATGCAAAGTTGGTTGCTGCAGGAGATGATACTGTTTTCGCTGATATTGACCAGGATGTTTTTACCAAGGCCGCTAAGGTCATGGGACAAAAACTCACTGGCGAAATCGTCCTACGGGGAGAACTAGGTGTAAACTTCCTAGCCCGATACTATGGACCTGAAATCTGGAATGGAGACGCGAACAGCATGTGTGATTTCAAAAGACAAGCTGCTAAGCTCTTTATGACTACTGCCCATCCCAATACTATCAAGCCGGAGCAAAAGTTGTATGAGAAGATTTTGAGCCTCTCTACGACAGATGCAAACACCCCATACTTTTCTGATATAATCAGTAAAGGAATGACATTCGGTCTTAAGCTGGATCTTACAGCTGACCGAGATGCGTTGAACTATTGGTATTCGAAGGAGAAAGAGAACCAGCCTGTAAACCGGGAAGAAGATTGGATGTTCGAGATAATCGAGAGACAATTACCCGACTGGCAGGCCCTCACGTTCAGTAGATGGATAGAGGGAGTCAAAGACTTTGCAGGGTTACTCTCCGCGCCCTTGTGCGTAGAACCACAAGGCCCTTATGACGCAGATCTTAAGGAAATCAGGTCAGTCGTAATTAATGACGAACACGTTGAACAGGATGACGAAGTTGATAGGATAGCAGAGCTTTCAGCTAGACTTGCTATGCTTTCTAACCTTAACGACGACATCCCGTCACCTAAGATTAGTTCTATGGTTGATGCCTCCATTCAAGCAACCCCCGTTGAGAGCGAACCAGCTGTGGTCGAACAAGCAGCTGAGAGTTCAAGACAAGCGGAAGCTAGAAGGATGCCCGACCTGACGTTGGAAGCCGATATTAAGAATGCCTTGGAATCTATTAAACCAGGTGCTAACTTGACTATCGAGCGAAAACAAGAACTTCTTAGGAGAATCGCGTTTGAATACCCCGAAGCTGAGGCCAAAGCCAAAGCTGCCCAATTCTCGACCACTGCCGCCAATAGGTGGAAGAAGTGTAAGTCCAAGGTGAACAAGAAAGCCAAGGCAGCTCCTGTGGTTGAAGCCGCACCCAAAGCGAAAACTGGTAAAAAGAGCCAGCCAAAGCCAACGGAAAAAGCTTCAGTCGAAGACAAACCATCCAAGACTGAGACACGAGGCAAGAACGGGGAGCCCAAGAAGAATCGATCCAATAAGGCAAACGAGCATTATTCAATGCTGCAGGGTGCTATAATGGAAATGATACCGGTCTTGGGAAAGGACGGAACTGATAAACTTACTGAAATTCTGAAGCGGAGAATGCTGAAGCCCCAGGCCAAAGGGGTCTCAGATAAGTGAGTCCAACGGGCGAACCCGGGCCTGCAGGGGGGCCCTGTCGTTTAAATTCGACAAAAATTATAAAAATTACCCCTGCACAGCTGACACTTAGAATGACTACTCCTATTCAATCTAAGCACTTTGAGGAACTTGTGACTAAGTGTGGTGCAACACCACATGGCGCTAAGTGGCTCAAACAAGCACTTGATCCTTTCCACGATGTTGATCTTGACATTGTTGGTTATCCGGACGTTTCTAGCGGAAGGTCTTTCGTGGCTAATGTCACTAAGACCATAGAGATCACCAAACCTACCAGTGCCGGAACTGGGAACTATGATGCACACGTGGCGTTTAACCCCGTGATGATAGATGATATCGTCAACCGTTTTACGGTAGACTCTTCTACCGGATTTCCAAAGTCCATTAACTGGACCGCGATATCCAATAAGAGTTTCGACGCGTCTAACGCTGTTAATGTGTGCAGAGTTCCTTCTGGCAGC